GGTTGGTAGCGCCCGCCATGAACGCAGCCACTTTTGAATGCTGCCATTGTCCGAATAATCGTCCAAGTCAAAGGCGTAGATGTTGCCGTTTTCAAAGTCGCCGACAACGATTTTGTTGTTGAACGCCATTTGGCAGTTGCTGCGGTGACGAGTAAATTCACCATTAGCAAAGCCTGCACGCTCATGCCACGCTTGCGTTGCCGCGTCATAAACCCAACTGGTGTTAGCACTAGGAAAAATCAGCACATAAAAGCTGTGGCCGTCTTGTTGGTATGTGTACGCAATAGCATCCGTCAGGTCAGCATATTGCTGAATCTGCCATTCAACAGCGTGAGTAGAAATGCGAACGCCCGAATAGCCATTGGCACGGTAGACAATACCTTGACCACGGCGGTCACGGCCAAGCCAAAAAATGCCGTTGTCCATCTTGGCTATAGAAAAGGGAGCCGCGCAGCCTAACTCGTTAAACGCGCCTTGGATGCGTTGCAGGGGGAAGTCTGTCGCGCCAGAGTCGTACCAAACCTCAATCGAGTTTGTGCCAAAGGCCCACACCTCGCGGAAGTTGGACGTTACGGCCAGTAGACCATCAGGTGAGCCTTCGGTGCTGACAAACTCTAGCGGATCAATGGATGTGCCGTCCAGCAACTGAGTTACCCACATCAATTGGCTGTTTGGTTGGTTGAACACAAAGTAGCCGTCTAGGTAACAGACAGTTGCAGCGCCGGGGAAGTCAGGGTCAGTGATCTGACCAAAAACGTTTGTGGTGTTGTTATATATGTAACTCGGGCCATTGGCCGCAATAAACAACTGAGTGCCATTGTCGGCCAAACTGACAGGGCCGGTGCCAGCTACGGTGCCAATCAGCGTAGCAGCGTACGCAGTAGTAATTTTGTACAACTCGGTGCCCGACACCACAAAGGCCGTGCTGTCGTTAGATGAAAACGCCCACAACCCTCGAACGGGGCCGGTGCCTACCGTTGAAAGTAAGTTCAAGCCAGGCGCTCGGTTTAGAAAGCCTGGTTCCTTGCCTGCCTCTGGCACGATCTCGGGGAACAGGTTAACCATGCGGGCGTCCGCAGCATTGACGCTGCGGGCCACATAGGTTGAACCAAGGATGGGCGTTTTCATTAAGCCGCAACTGCTTTGATAATTGCAAAGTTAAATACGGGCGTTTCTGTAGTCGTGCCGCCAGTGGTGCGGAATGTAATGTTAAAACTACCCGCTGCCACCGCAGTAACCATCAAGTCGTACAAGTCAGTACCTGATCTTTGGTTCAGAATAATTACATCAGTTGCCACCACAGTGCTATTAGTTACAGTGAATGTTGCGGCAGTTGCTGAACCCGCTGCGCTAACTAGCGTAATTGCGCCTGCCGTCTTGTTAAGCGTTACACCTGTAGTGCGGCTTGTGGCTTGAGTAACCGCGCCGCCTGCGCCTGCGGCGTAACCTACGCCAGCCGTGCCGGTTGATGCAATTACACCAGAAACTGTCAGGCTTGTACCCGTAGCAACGCCGATTACTGGCGTAACCATAACCATACTGGTGCTAGTACAAGCGCTGATATTGCCACTGGCAACCGTACCAAGCGCAGGCGTCACCAATGTGGGGCTGGTAAACAGCAGCGCGTTGGTAAGCTGTTTTGTTGTGCCGCCTTGCACAATTGGCAAGACATCACCAACAGCAGCCGCAGTTGCGACGGGGAGAGATGAGATTGCGATAGTTGCCATGTTAGTAGTTTCCTGCGTAAATGTTAAAGCGTTGACGAGTCGCCACAATGGCGTAAGGCATAGACATCACATCGTCAGGGTTGTTGATGCGCTTGAGGTTGCGCTTGCTGGTCATAGCAATACGCTGCACCTGGGGGCTGGGCTCCACGCCAAACTCAGGCGCGATCTCGCAGGCCAGGTTGTACGTGAAGGCACGCAAGTAGCCAGGTGGAAACAGGATGTTAGTTGCCAAGTTGGCGGGCTGCGTCAACTCTTCAACGCTGATAAAGTGCCATTCCAAATCCCGTGTAGGTTTGGGATAAATGTACATATCCACATCAGGATATGTCATGTTGATAAACAGCACTTGCGGGTAGGTGGAAGTTACCGTTTTGACAGCAATACCATCGTACTGCTGCTGATTGATCATTTTTATGCCGAAGCTGACGTTGGTGCCTGGGTCGCGGTAGTAGGTCGCGTCGTCCAGCAGAATTGGGCGGTTACCCACAAAGTCGCCTGTTGGGCCAAGGGTGCGGTTGATAAAACCCGCAGGCCAAGTGAACACTTGATCTTGAGTGCTGAACACCGACAGCCGCTCGGTATTCCAGCTATCAATCATCTGGTTGAGCGCCATCAAACTGTCTTGCGACACTGACGCAGAGGTAGTCTCGCCTTCAGCAAGGACACCAAGCAATCGAAGGGCTCGGTTTATCTGATCGCCAGCGGTGTATGTCGCCATGACTAGGCTCCTTCAGTTTCGGTTCTACGACGGCGCTTTACTTCCAGTGCGTTAACAGGAGCCGCCTCGGAGACTTCGGGCGTGTCCAGAGTATATCGTGTCCAGCCGTTTGTTTCGTCGTAGGCTGCTTCAAGTTCCATAGTCGCTACTTTGCGGCCATGAACAGGGTGAGAGAGGTAAATTTCCATAAATGAAAGGGGAAGTTTTTGACCTTTCCTTCCTTTTAGCTTGCGCCGTGGATGATGGAGAAATTGATAATTACTGCTTCAGAGTATGAAGTAGAGGCAGTCAAATTCCGCAGCGTAATCAGCGCAGAACCAGCAGCCAAATAGGAAACGTAAGTGGTGTAAGCACCAGCCGCGCTACCAGTGGTATTGCTAGAAACGCACACAATGATTGTGTCATTGATTGAGATTAAGCTGTTAGTCAAAACAAACGACACGGCGGTGGCTCCGGCCAACGCTGCATTGTTCATTGTGATGCGGCCAGCGCTGTTATTCAACGTTACGCCGGTTGATTTGCTGGTAGCTTGCGTTACCGCACCTTGTGCTGCCGCAGAATACCCAAGTTCTTGGGATGCATAACAAGTAGTAAATTCGGGGTCGCTATATGCAACACCGGATGCTTGAGTATTTGGCATATTAATTCCTTTGGAAACGGAGCCGAAGCCCCGTTTCTTTTGTTTAAGTTGAAGCCATGATCCCCAAAGATTTCAAACCCGTAATAATGCCATTAACATTAGTTTGCAGGGCAGAAATCTGCGAAGTGGTCAAAGCGCCAACAGTAGCAGTGGTAAGCGTTGAAAAGTTCAGCGAAGTGAGAGCCGCAAGTTGGTTAGTAGGGGTAGCACCAAAAAATCCGGCAGTACCACCTGTTTTACCCATCACCGCGCCATCAAGTTGCTGATCTTCAAAAGCAACACCAATTGATTTGGTATTTGGCATATTGTTTCCTTAGTAAACGGGGCCGAAGCCCCATTTGGTTACATACGATACAAAGACCAAGCAGCATCACCCGTCTTGCGTGCGCGGAAAGCTGCCGAAGTGCCAGCCGTAGCGGCAATCGTCATCAAACCTTGCGAACCAGACGAACCAATTGACCAGCCAGTAGCGGTAGTCACGGTGATAACACCAGAACTAGAGCCATCCACGTTGATGATATTGAAATCAAAACCAGCATTGACAGGCACGCTTGGGAAAGCTGCGTCCATCAAAGCACAGGTTGGCAACGTGTACGCAGCCGCCGACGTACCTGGTGAGCCAAGAATAATCTTGGTAGCCAGTTGAGCCGCTGTTAGCGTAGCAGCACCTGCGGCAATAGCCGTAGGAGCTGGTTGAGGCTGAAATTGAATTTCGTTTACGTTTCCAGTACCTACTTGGTAACCGCCGGAGCCATTAGGAATAGCCATGATAAATTTCCTTTAAAAAGAATTACTAATTAACCCCAGATGCGGCAGGCCATCTGTGGACGAATAGTGCTGTAGCCATACAGTACGTCAATACGGCAAGGCATACGGTCGTTGTTGATGTCGTACTGACGAACAACGCGCAAGCTAATACCGTTATGAACCGCACGGGCAGCCATGTCAACGCCTTGGGGCAGCAACAAGTCAGCGGTAGCGAACGTAATGGCGTCCTTGTGGTAGACCAAGTTTTGTGCGTAAGCAGTAGAAGCGGTGCCCACGAAGGTCACAACAGCGCTAGCTACTGGCAGGGCTGTCATGGTAGCTAGTGCGTGAGTAGCGGAGTACATGGGGGCCACAGTCACAGTCCAATCGCCAGACGAAGCGGTTGCATCAGCCAAAGCCACAAACTGAAACAGCGAACCAGTGGTTTCACGGGTTTGCGGGTTTACAGAAGAGCAAGCTGCAACGGTAAACACATCACCGGCTTTGATGGTCGTGGTAACCGAACCTTGGGTCAAAACAAGGGTAGACGAACCTTCAGAAGTCACAGTTGTTTTCACAGTGGTAGCAGCCGTAGCATCACGCGAACCAGTAGTGTGCTGTTTGATGGATTGGCTCATGTTGATTTCTTCAAACCCCAACACGCCAGTGCCCATCATGCCGTTTTTGAATTGGCGAGACACGGTGTCGGTAGGATTAAACAAACCTTTCATGCCTTCAACCAAGCCAGCGTTTGCAGCGGGGTTAACCGTTGCATAGCGGGGCGACATTACAGCAGCGTTTTCGTTCAGCTTTTGCTGCGCTTGCAACAAAACCAAAGAAGTAGCTGGCGTGGTGCCGGGTGTGCCGACAGTGTTACCGATGGTTTTGTACGCATTGGCGACATCAGCATCAATGCTAGAGGCCAACTGGCTGATACGAGGCTTGAGAACACGCTCTGCGAAGTCGTCCAATTGCATAGTCAATTCAGCGGAAGTGAAGTTCACGCCGATATGCTTTTGCGAGGCGACAGACAAAGTGGTGTACTGCTCGTTGTCGTCCTGAACTTGCAGGGCGGCACCGTCAGTGACCAAAGCGCGGTCAGGAAGGCGGATACGCAGAGTAGAACCAATCTTGGCACCTTCAACAGCAAAGCTGTCGTCGTACTGACGGTTTACGTTACGAGTGATTACCAGGTTGTTCTCGAGGATTTCGAGAGCCTTCCGAGTAATCATGTCAATGGTTAGGATACTATTAGCCATGAAAAAAGTCCTTAAAAAAAGTTAGCGGTTTTGCGCTTCCCACTTCTTCCGTTGTCGTGCCCTTTCAGCTTCAATCCACTGCGAGGCCGTCATGGTCTTATCTGACCTGGGGTCTGTAGTGTCATAAGCCGGTGATCCAGTGGATCGGGCAGTAACAGGCGAAATCGGCGCTGGCGCGGATGTCGTACGTTTCATTGGTGGATCAGACGCCAATTTGGCCTCAATCTTCCCAATTTCCTTTGCCTGTGCAAGCGGGGCTAGGCGAGATATACGCTCTGCATCTTTGGGGTTAGTTCCAAGGTAGTAAGCTAACTCAGGCCCAACATCCGAAGACCGAATCGTATCGGCCATCACGTCCGTAATTGGCAGCTTGGGGTTGTATGCAACTTGTTCAAAGTCATCATACTTAGCGCGGGCTTCCTCTTCCAGATCGTGATAACTCTCAAGAACTTGCGAGTGCTGCTTGGCCGCTTCGCGCTGCGCGATCAGTTGTTCGGCCTTTTGATAGGCCAACGCATCGGCGTAAGCCTCTGGCGTTTCAAACTGATCGACAGACTGTGCTGCCGGAGCCCTCAAGGTTTGCGTTTCCGCAGTCCTCTGTGCTTGTTCCCGTTCCCACTTTCGTTGCTCTCTTGCGAGGCGTTTTCCAATAGCTGCATCAAGTTCCTCTTGCGAGAATGTCTTGGGTGCTTCTGCTTCCGGCGCTTTAACTTCAGGTTCAAGTGCAGCCGTTGCCACCTGTTCCGGCGCGGGGTCTACTACCGCTAGGTTTTCTTCTGACATTTTTCGATTCCATAGAATCCCTGGTGAACGCACCAGTACGTGTTTTCAGCATTATGCTGGAATTTGCGCTGCTTTGTACGCCGCAATTACTTGAGGCGTGTGCATAACAGCGCAGATGGCTTTAACTTTAGCATCCTCGGCGCTGTAATCATCGCCAGGGGCAACAACATGGCGCTGGAATGTTCCACTGATCTGTTTGCCATCTTCCATGATGGCGGTCTTAGTGCGAACTTGAATTGAGCCGTTTTCAATGACTTCAATCAGATCAACAGAGATAACTTTTTCAAGAGCCATGATATTTCCTTGTTTCCAGCCACGGCATACACTGTGACATTAAGGTTTCCAGTTGTCCGAACTGGTACGGTTTATGGGTGACTTGCTTTATACGCTTCAAACTCTTTGCGGAGAGCTTGCAATTCAACAATTAAGTCAGGAACATATTTTGAGTAATCTACAGCCCAAGGGTGAATTAAATGGCCTTGTTCATTTCGTTCATCTGACCCAACAAAAACCGCATCTGGCTTAACGGTGTGTGCTTCTTGAGCAAATACGCCTCGGCCTTTAGTGTTATCAAACCATGTAAAATCATGAATAATAGTTTTAGCAATGACGTCAGTGCTAGTAACAACACCAAGATCAGTTTTTAACCGTTGGTCTGATGCAATGTTATACGTTGTTGCAACAGAACTGCAAACAATATTTCCTACAGAAGTACCAGCAGCGTTATAAAAAATTGCAGGGTAATAAGCATCAGTTGGAGTTTGATATTCAAAACCAACTTTTGAGCCACCAGCAGCTAACACAATGCCTCGGTTATCGCTAATTGCTGATTCAGACCCAAGGTATAAATTACCTGAGTTATAGAGATTATCCGTAAGCCAACGTGACCCCGATACATTCCTATAAAATGATAGCGTGCCTAATGGATACCACTTGCCACCATTACCTTGCCAATCAGGAGAAACATACGAACCCGATACATACCCATTAGTTGCGCCTGTGTTTGCAACGGTATAGGTAAAAGTCTTTACGCCAGTTACTGTTACAGTTACAAAACCATTAAAATTAGCATCAGACGCACCAACTATTTGACAGCTATCACCGCTAGTAAGCATGTGATTTTGCGTGGTTGTTCCTGTGGCTGTTGTTCCTGAACGAGTTAATGCACTAAAATAACGCGGTCCGTATATAGTATATTGGTCAAAAAAGTTGCAAGATGCCCAAGTAGACGCAGAATCTTTATATCCACCTTGCAATCCACCAAAAGCGTTATTAAGTGAAGTAATGTTTGATACAAAGTTTCCATTACCATTCAAATAATATTTTTCGTTGGCTTGTTCAATGTCCCCACCAATAATTGTAATATTACTTACTCCAACACCAAAAGAAAACTTGTCGTATTCTTTTTGTAAAATTGGTTCAAAAAATGATGTGCTATTAACATATCCCATCTCAACTCCATAAGAGTTAAGATTGTAAAAACTAATTGTTGTTGTGTACCCATTAACAGCGCCAATAGGTACTTTTCCGTAGCATCTAACAAACGGAAAATAACAATCATACACACTCGTTGTATATACAAAACCATCTATATTTAAAGGGTTAGCATTAAGTGGGAAAGTGCTATCCGTAATGTAGCTAATATTTCTAATTACGTTGTTGTAAGAGCAAGTTAAATAAATACCGTTATAGGTATTTAAATCTGTCATTGCGCTCATATCCAACGTAAAATTTTCAAGAACCAAATCGGTAACAAAAGAAGGCAAATTTGCGTAATCTGTTACTGAATCATTTGATTTGATAATTTTTGTAGTTGTAGCTGTACCTTTAAAAATAACAGACTTTTTGTTTTGCCCAACAATTTTGTAACCAGTTTCAAGTTTTAAATCACCAAGAACATAAGTTCCGTTAGGCACGTACAAAGACTTGTTAACTGCAAGTGCTTGAGCAAAATAAGTAGTAACGTCAGTCGTGGCTGGATTAACACTAGGGGGGATGTAATCCATGACATTGGTGGGCGCACCAGAAATCATGGAATAGGAAACTTTAGTAAGCGACATTTCTTTTCCTTAAACTGAGTAGCATCCAGCAATAAAAATTAAAGCTGCTGCATCATACGCAACAGCAGAATCAGCACCGCCGCCAGTAGCATACTGTCTAAAATTAATTAAAGTTGCGTTGGCTTCTACATACGCAGTTACTATATTTAATGCGCTTAAAGCTAAACTATCTATTCGGCCTATTGCAAGTGAAGTGTAGTTGGCTGCGTTTGTAAATGGCAACCCGCTAATTTGCAAATTGCCTGTTCCTGTTCCACTGTTCCATTGCATTGCAATTTCAATCTGAACCATGCGTCCAGTTTTGGTATACCGAGCAATTCTGAAATCATATGTTGCAGTTCCAGCCGTAGTCGATCCAATCACAACGGGCGTAAACGTGCCTTCTTCATAGTCAGCGAACAACTCACTTGTGCCTGTGCCAGGTGTGGCAGAAAAATCAACGCCTTGACCATTTGCAACAATTAAATTACCTGTGGTTAAAGTAAGTTGCGTGGCGCTAATTGCACGGCCCGCAGTCAAATCAGACACAGCAACTTTAACAGTTGCGCCTGATTGGACAATAGGCAATACTTCTGT